TTCTGAATTTTTACCATACCAAGACGCAGACGGCGACGGACTAAACGATGCATGTAAAGACATTGAAACAGTCCCAGAGCCCAAATATTGTCCAAAATGTATTCCGAATCCTTTGGCCACCGCTCCCGATTGGAGGACCAAGGGTTTATACGAGCCGTTTTTGAATGAAAAAGTTTGCAATTACCAGATTGCGATTTCTACTACTTATAAGAATACTGGCTACGAAGCAGGGATGACAGAGGGCGAAGCAACAGAGGCGTTAAATGAGATCTATAAAGAGTTTGAGGACCAAGTTATTATTGCACTATTGGAAGTTTATAGCAAAGACATTTCTGACGGTACAAAAGACTTTGTAAGAGAAAATATAGAATATACAGATTATTTTCTTGATGCCAGACTCAAATCACGTTTAAAATTGCTTTATTCGGTTCCTTTCGCCGTTATAGATGCGATCGAGGCGGCCGCCGGCGAAGAGGATGATGGCGAAGAGGGCGATATAGTAGTAACTTACGTCGCATCAGATATAGAACCGATGCTAATGAAAATTCGCAAAGGGCTACACCTATATAATCGGTATTTGAAAGTCTTAAGGATGAGAGATGGCTCAAATATTTTGTTTTTAGGTGACAATAGAATTTTTAATTTGGGGGATTATGGTGATTTCCTTGGTATGGTTGGCGATTCTTTGATCGGGGATGTCTTTAGCGAACTGGATACTTTTCTAAATAAGCACGGCTATAACATGCCGCGCGGAGAAATAAGCGATTTAAGGCTTTTCCTTGGTCGCGATAGGGTCACCGAGATCACTCTTGCATTTACAGATGAATTTGATTTAAAGAATATCAAATTTTTCACTGAAGGTTGTGGTGACAAACAAATATTTATGTCGGGCATACTTTCAGATCTAAAGTCTTCGCAAGCATGGAAAGATAAAACGGCGGTTGCTTACTTCGCCAGACTAAAGGAAATGGATACCGGCTTGTCTGCGAGGGTGCCAGAGCCGTGGACAGACTTTATTATTAAGCACACATACCCAGAAGTATATTTAAGCAATACTTTGGCTTATTATGAGCAAACTGGCTTGTCATGTGTTCGCGAAGCTTTGGCGAATGAGGCTAAGCAATTTGGTCAAGATATTTTTGATGAAGCCTTCAGTATTGGTGACGCTATCGCATATAAGTTTCATGAGCAGCTTTGCAAGGCAAGCCTAGGCGAAGCCTTAGACGAGGAAATCAAGCTTGGTGTTATATATGATCCTAGCGCGCCAGAGGGCGAAAAGAAGACGAATATCGGCGCCATGGCTCTCGAGCAAGCGTTTGGCGAATTAGAGGTTTCCGAACAGCCTTTCGCCGCCCTTTGCGCCAACGCAATAGCCTTCAAGGCGATCGGAGGAAAGGCCCACTGGGCATTCGACGGTCTTAACGCCGGCATAGACGATATCAAGCTGTGCGGGCTGTATGATGCCCTATCAGAAACGATCCGGTGTCTTTTGGGGGGGCTAACCCTGGAGCAAGCCCTTGGGAAAATAGTAGAGAGCGCACTGCGTGCAATGTCGGTAAATAGCGTTGGAGAGCTTTTTGTTGGATTGCCGAAAGAAAAACAAGATGAACTCAATGCACTCGTTTTTGAGAGACTTGAGGCTGGCGATGTTCTTGTAGAGGGATCAAGTGGTCAAGAGATATCAGACTTTATAGAAACGGGAGAGGTTTCACCAAACTCTGATTTAAGAGTCGATGATCTGGACGCCTGGAAAGATGATTGGACGCCGCCATGGGAATGGGATTCCAATCCCGAAGATAAAGAAAGTCCAAATAGAACCTTAGCGCAACAATTTGACAAAGCCGGCTCTGATTTAAATACACAAAATGTATTAGAGGCATATATTGCGGCACTGATTGGGGTCTACAGCGACGATTTGTTAGAACTCGTAGATGAGCTTAACAAGTTTCCGGGGGCTCAACTGATATCAAATCTTATCATTGCGATAGATTGCCCGAGGCCCCCGGCTAGTTTTTTTAATCCCCCATTGATGGATTGGTTTCAAGATTTGGAGCTGCCCATTTGCCGCAATGTTGAAGACATTCGGTTTCCGCGCCTCGTCAACCCGTTTGGTTGGTATGCGAATTATAAGGATATTCTTAACATACTTTTCGAAGCAATTAAATTCGCTGCGCAGCAAGCTTTATTAAAAGTACTAATGGCTCTCATAATCAAGGTTTGCGAACTTATAGGGAATGCCATATGTAATGCTTTGGCCTTATACGGGGATCTTTTAAGCTCCGTACCCGACCTTTTAACTGGCCGGGACACCTTGAAAAACTTAATAAGGGACTCCATATGCGGCGATGGAGTAGACGAACAGGTAGTGGACAGCACCATAATTGATATGATGGCCAATCTGGGCGTTGGTGGGGCCGCGCTAGCCGACACTGATTTAGCCATACAGTTTTCAGAAGACATGTCGGCGTCCCTAACACAAGCTGAAATGATGAGTGCATTTTTGGGAGAGCCGTCAGACTCGATGTTGATAATTATAGAAAGTTTGATAGAGTTTGAATATCCAAGCTATCGCGAAGCAATTCCAAATAAAAGAGCTATCGGAAGCTTTTTTAAAAATATAGGCAATCTTATGCCGGCCGGCTTCAAAGCACAGATGAGGGATATGTTATCTGATATCCCTCCCGGCGATGAAACCCCAGCGAATCCATCAATTTGTATCGACCCGGAGAAGCTAGAGAAATTTTGCACTCTAAGAAAGCAAGTCTTGCAAGGCCGGGCTAGCCCTAAACAATTGAGCGCATTGTGTGACAATGTTCAAGCCCTTGAAGACTTGGGGGATTTGACGGCGGTATTGCAGAAGGGCCTCCCGAAATATTTAGAAGATAATATGCCGCCGCTGGTTTCTGATCCCGGCTGCGATAATGGCTTGGTGCCCTACGACGCGCCAACTAACATTGAAGCGGCTGCCTCCGTGCTGGGTGGCGATCTTGAGATTTTAAAGGCCGATTATTCAACAGATATGATCGGCAATGGCCCGGGAGAAGACAATTGGGGCATGATAAATATGATGCTTTCTGATACGATGGGAAATCCACTAACAGCACATTATCGTTTTGCCGCAAATAGAGCCAATTATGTTGATTTCTATACTAAATTTGACCTTGACATGGGGGGCTTTTTAGAATCTGGCGGGAATGTGGCAGCGCTATTCGGCAGCCTGTTGAGTAAAAAGCTAGAAAACCAGAGAGGCTCATTCCCCACGAAGGTCGCGGTATATTTACAGGATTTGATGTCTATGGCCGCCGGCTCGGCAGCGGTTAATATAAATAATGATAAAGTTGATGATTATTCATGGCAAAAAACAATAGAAGAGTTGGGTTTTAGGAGCAGCAATATTGTATTAGCCGCCGCTGTCGCCGGTACGGCCGGCATTGCCGCCGCCGCCGTCGTCGGCGGCGGAAACATTGATTTATTGGCGATACCAGACCTTGGCTACAACATAGACATACAAAATGTGGTTATTGGCGGTAACGTGGAAGAGATCGAGTTTACCAGGAAAGCTAGAAAAGGAAGTCCCGACATCGCATTGAGCTTTGAGGATAATGCGAAAGGGCTTAAGGCTACGGGCGAATGTCCGTATTCATATGGCTTTGATATTAAATGCTATTTTGGTGATTTAGCCGAAAATGAAAGCGGCGCCATAGTCAACAGAAAAGATGACAATCTCAGAATATTGATAGAAGAACGGTTCAATTTTGGAGCCGATCTTGATGTTTCAATAGATTCTTTGTTTAATCCGGGCTTGGATGCCGGCGGCGAACCCACTAGCGCGCGCGAAGCGAGGAAGGCGAAAAGACAAGACCAAATTGTAACCTCTTTGAAATGCGAGTTTCTATCAGTTGATGATACTTTTTTTGACAATCCAGATATGATAGAGCTTTTGGAGGGCTATCCAATATTCAATTCAACGTTCGATTTGGATCGGCTACAGTGGTACACCCCACAAACCCTACTTTTTAAAGAAATCCTTAACGGAGTCAATGATATCAATCTTGAAACACGGGATTTAAAGGAAATAAGGCAGAACATCACGCAAGAAATGTTAAGACGCATAATGGCTGATGTGGCCGGCGACGAGACTAGCTGGAACTATGGCGCCAAGTTTGATGATCTAACTCAGGAAGACTTTGATTATGGTGTTAACGAAGGCGGCGAATTTATTCCATACAGCGATGTTGAGCGCGACGGCCGCAAACTTACAAATGATGATATGGTTTTGGGAATAAGCAGAATGCAGTATCTTGTAGAAACTGAAGAAAGAGAGGGCGAGAACCGCGTTTTATATTTGGATCCTATGAAATTCGGGGGCAACTATGTCAATCCTCCTCTGTATATAAAGCCCGCCAAGGCTGAAGGGTGGCTTGGAATGGTTGATGTTCTGTTTCCGGAACTTAGTCCTTGTAAACCCCAACTTAGTGATTTGGTTGATTTTGGTGAAATCCAAGACATGATAGGCCAGCTTTATCCAAATATTCCAGAAGACGAAAGATTAAAATCGGATCCGGATTGTGTGAAAGAGTTGCCGTATAATAGAATTATGGACCGCTCTGCGAAGGCAGCCATGGCCGGCCTAATAACCGCCGCGATTAGAATATATGTTAGCGCACACATGATTAAATCTCTCCCGACGTTTGCCAAGTTTGCTCCGCGATTCCCCATGGTTTATAGCTCAGCTTACTCCTCCTATATCGTTGAGAATATGCAAAAGCAGTTCAAGGATGCACAGCCGCCGCTCTGGGAAGCCTTCAATACTTTTAAAGATGAAGAGTTTTGGTATGGGTTTTTAGAGCAGTGTGTCCAGTATTACGGCTACAGGGTAGATTCGGGGGATATTCCGGATCCCCCATCAGAAGTTTTACAGGCCCTGTTTCGGTTAAATGATATGCAAGAGGAGTATGAATATCAGTACCGCGATGATTTAGTGGATGCCAAAAAGCTTGGAGAGGCCGAGTTTTTTCAAACTTTAAAGAGCTATAGGGCAGAAAAGAATTTAGAAGCGGTAAGGCTCACCGAGTCGGACGCCAAGCTAGTCATGAAAGAGTTGGTTACAGAACAAATTAATTTTATGTCTAAGAAGTTATTAACAAACTTGAAACGCCTTGAATTAGAACCAGAAGTTAAGGATCTCGGTTACTATTTTTTGGAGACTATGACGATCGGAGGCGAAGAGTTAACGCTAAATAACGCCTTGCTTCCGAATGGTAAGTTCTCTATATTTTATTCAGATCTTCCGACAGTGCCAGTAGAGAAAAACGATGAAGTTTCTGAGCCCTATTACACAAATGGAAACCAATTTGTAATTGCTGAAGATAATGACAATAGTGGGTTTGGTCTTGGTGAGGAATATGTGGGCCATTATCACGTTCATCAAAATGAAGATGACGGCGAAATAGTTTACATGGCCGGCGAATATCACAGTGATGAAGAGCCGCATGACGTATTAAAACCGATTGCCGGAATAATTTCTATTCCGTTCGGAGATGTGGGCGACATAGAAACAGATCTGGGCGACATAGAAGCAACAGATCTGGGCGACATAGGAACAACACAGCGGCCATCCAGTGAAAAGCCATTTATTATAGAGAAATATGTTTCTATTAATGGCACGCGCATGACTTCTTCTAAGGCCGCTGAAGAAATAGGCTCCAATGAAGATTTAAAAAAGCTCATATCGGAAGTTTATCCCGGCACAATGAGTTTGGTAGAAGATGAAAGCGGGAATAAAACACTTGAAGGAGAGTTGGGAGTTAGATACGGCTTAGTTCTTTCTATCGCGGTTGGCGGTTCAAAATACGAGGTGGCCTTTTCTGAAATAGATGCTCTCGACCTTGAACTGAATAAATTTGTAGGTTTGGAGCGAGATGGAAAATTGTTACTATGCCTCATCAACCATCTAAAAAATGATAATATTTTTAGACTTATCACGCGATATATTTTGCCGATGCCGAAGCTCGTATCGATCGTGGCCATATATAATGACATGGCGATGTTGCCGTCTATAGGAGAGTTAACTGTTGATGATGGCGAGACATTCCAGAGAGATATTCGTTTTGACGAGGTTTCTAAGCCAGGGATTTTTGCGGATATTACACAAAACGATGATGGAACGATTAGCGCAGAATTGGAAACCATTGGGCCCGATGGGGCCTGGGCTTCGCTAAAAGATAGAAAGGGAGGCTTGGGTGTAAGAGAATGGGATAATTGGGACCAGCAAATATTGAAAAATTCGACGCTGAGAATAAAGAAGTTGTTTAAGGCTTATTATAACTCTCGAGATTTTACACCATCCGACATAGCGAAAGCAGCCGGCGGCCCCGGGGAAATTTTCCTAAAGAGACTCAGAGAGGCGATTAGGCCAGCGCCCGGCAGACAGTTCGTTCCGTGGTGGCAGCGCCGGCGGCTGAGAACTAATCCGCTTGATGCCAATAACGAATTGTGCGAAAAATAGCAATTTATAGTATTTACCTATAAAGGAGGATAATGTATGGCCGGTCTGGGTGTAAGATTACCGCTAAGTATTGATTCTGGGGACGGATTCTCTCTTATAAAGGATTTCGAAACAATGATTAAGCAAAATTTAAAAATGCTAATTTTGACTAATCCTGGCGAGCGGGTTATGAATCCACAATATGGCGTGGGTATTTCTCGGTTTTTGTTCTCTAATTATGGCGAAAATATCTACGGGGAAATCGAAAACCGAATAAGAGAGCAGGCTTCTGTGTACCTGCCGTTTGTTGAAATAAGAAAAGTTGGCTTCAGTGATAAAAATATTGATAGAAATAAGCTAGGTATCGCTGTTATGTACGCGATACCGAGAATAGGCATTGATGATTTACTTGAGTTTACTATTTAAAATGAGGGACAAATATGTCTGATCAGAAAAAGATACTGCCAATAGACTATACTCATAGAGAGTTTAACACCATCCGTGGAGATCTGCTGCAAATCGCAGAAAGATTTTACCCAGATACTTTTCAAGATTTTAGCGAGGGTTCATTCGCGGCCATAATGACAGATATGGTTGCTTACGTCGGGGATCAGCTTTCTTTTTACTTGGATTATAATGTAAATGAAGCCTTTCTTGACACCGCCTATCAATATGACAACGTACTTAGACACGGTAGAGCGCTGGGATATAAATATACTGGCCGACCCTCGACATACGGCAAGGCTGCTATTTATGTCTTGGTTCCGGCTTCTGCTACTGGTATTGGCCCGGATAGGAGATATATCCCGATTATGAAGCGCTCTTCACGCTTTACATCTGACAGTGGCCTAAATTTTGTTTTGACAGAAAATGTAGATTTTAATTCTCCTGAAAATCCAATAGTGGCTGCACGAACTGATGCCGCAACTGGTGCTCCTACTTTTTATGCCATCAAGGCGTACGGACAGGTAGTTTCAGGATATTTCAGTCGCGAAACTATTATTGTGGGAGCCTATGAGAGATTCAAAAGGGTGGAAATAAACAATTCGAACATGGCCGAGATTATCTCAGTCACTGATTCTGACGGGAATGAATATTTTGAAGTGGATTATCTCGCGCAGGATATCGTTTTCAAAGAGGTGTCGAATAGGAATTATAGAAATGACAATGTCCCCTCCATTTTGAAGCCTTATCTTGTTTCAAGAAAATTTGTAGTCGAGAGAACGCGCTCCTCCACAATACTGCAGTTTGGAAGTGGGAACCCGAGCGAATCCAATGTTGTGGCAGATCCAACATCGGTAGCGATGGACATATTTGGAAAAGATTATGTCACTGATACGACTTTTGACCCGACCAGACTGTCGAAAACTGAAAGTTATGGAATAGTTCCATCGAATACCACTTTGGCCATTAGTTACAGAAATAGCTCGCCGCTTAATTCTAATTTGGCGGTGGGCAGCTTAAATAAGGCTTCTAATCCCATATTGGAATTTGAAGATAGACAGAGCCTGAACAGTTCTACAATATCTACTATAGTCGGCTCCGTGGAAGTTAGCAATGAAGAGCCAATAGTTGGAAATGTTACGAATGCAACGACTAGTGAGATCAAAAGAAGGATTTTTGATACTTTTCCAACCCAGAATAGAGCAGTCACCCAATCTGACTATGAAAACATAGCGTATAGAATGCCAGCAAAGTTTGGCTCAATAAAAAGATGTTCCGCCCAGAAAGATCCGAATTCCTCTAGACGAAATCTAAATCTGTATATTATTTCCGAAAATAAATTTAATAAATTGGTGACAGCTAATAGCGCCATTAAGAACAATCTGAAAACTTGGCTCAATCATTATCGGATGATTAACGATACAATCGATATTATCGATGCTTTTGTAATTAATTTTGGTATAGAATTTGTAGTGTCTCCAACTTCTGGTGCGGATAAGTTTGAGCTAATCGACGCGTGTGTGCGCCAATTGCAAACCAAATACAAGACTCATTTTTATATCGGTGAGCCGATATCCATTTCTGAAATATATAAAGAACTTTCAAAAGTTCGGGGCGTGATGGATGTAGTTAGTGTTAGGGTTACGGGTAAGAGCGCCGGCAATTACTCTGGAGTAAAGTTCAACATTAATAGAAATCTATCTCCCGCAGGAGATTACGTGATTATTCCAAAAAATGCAGTCGCGGAGCTAAAGTTTGCACAAATAGACATCAAGGGGAGAATTAGATAATGGCCATTAAGCGTTACGGCGCCGCCATGGATGCGACCATAGTGAATGCATATAAATCAAATTTGACAGCTCGAGGCACCGGTTCAAATACCGGCTTGGCAGATATAGTCGAAGTATTTTCGATTTATGGCAGAGAATCCACGGGCTCTCAGGAGTTGTCTCGATTTTTAATGAAATTCCCAGTTGCAGATATAACGATTGATAGGGCTGCCGGATCCATTCCCGCTAGCGGCAGTGTTAGTTTTTATCTGAGGGTGTTTAACGCGGTACATTCTAAGACAGTGCCGAGAAGCTTCACCTTGGCGGTTTCAGCAGTTTCCAGATCGTGGCAGGAGGGCATTGGCCTCGATTTAGAGAATTATAAAGATGAGACGGCTGGCAATGAGGGTGTCAATTGGATGTCTGCTTCCAATACGGCAGCTTGGACTAGTGTCGGGGGGGATTACATAACATCTTCGGGATACCACTACTCTCAAGATTTTTCGACCGGCTTAGAAGATATAAGCATTGACATTTCTCAATTAGTTGAGATGTGGATGGACGGCACCCAAGTAAATTATGGCGTTGGAATTAGGCTATCGTCCTCTTATGAGGCTTATCATTCAAGTTCTACCGGGCAGGATGCTGGAGCGATCATTCATAACCCGAGCGGCTCTACGACTTCTTACTTTACAAAACGCTTTTTCGCCAGCGGCTCGCAATATTTTTTTAAGGCGCCCGTTATAGAGGCGAGGTGGGACAGCACGATTAAGGATGATAGGGGGAATTTTTATTACAGTAGTTCTCTAGCTCCCGCCGCCGACAATCTAAATACAATCTATCTTTATAATTATATTCGTGGGCGGCTGGTGGACATTCCTGGCCCTAGTACTGGGGAGATTCTTTTGAGTCTTTATTCCGGCTCGAGCAACAATTCTACGCCAAGCGGCTCAAAGCTTATTCTTTATGACGGCAATACAAATATTACCGGTGGCTGGGTATCAACGGGGATTTATTCTGCCTCTGTGGCAACTACAGCGTCGTCCACGCCACTTACAAAGCTGTTTGATGTATGGCATTCGGGCGCCACCGAGTATGCGACGGGCTCGATAATCCCTGAAACTTTAAGCGCTGCACAAACCGTTTCCAAGCCTACTTACTATTTGAACATAACGAATCTCAGAAATAGTTATCGGGCCGATGAAATTGCAAGATTTAATCTTTATACGAGGAATAAGTACTGGAGCCCAACAATCTACACCGTAGCTGACGCACACCCCGATAGCACTTCAATTTCCAGTGCTTCCTACACGGTTTACAGGACTATCGATGCTTATAATGCTATTCCATATGGAACCGGCTCAGATCTTCATACCATGATGTCTTACGATGTTTCTGGCAATTATTTTGATTTTGATATGGCGAATCTCGAGTCTGGTTACGAATATGCCTTCAAATTTGCCTTCTATGATAATGATTTAAAATCCTGGTCCGAGCAATCCAAAGTGTTCAAATTTAGAGTAGAAGATTATGAGTATTAAAGATTTTTTCAATTCGGCTGATGCCTCAAGAAATTATCTTTCTGACACCGACACAAAAGACGCATTCAAGACCGTCGAATCAGAAAGAAATGTCCGAGCCATAAAACAAAAACAGGAACAGTTTATCCCCCAGATAGACTTTTCCCAGCCTGAGAATTTTGCCAAATACGGCTCTGCCTATCTTTACTACAAGTCTGCTATCGAGTATATTCATGACTATTACCCCTACGATGGTTCAGACGCCGAAATAAATGAGTTTTTTAATAAGCTTCTGGGTGTAGAGCGATATATTTTTAATAATGAATATCCGAGAACAAACGGATATGCCGTTTTCAGCGCTGACGGCTGGGGCTCGCAAGGGGCATTTGATACCGGCTACGGACTGTCAAATACTCAAGAATATATTACTTTTTACGGTGGCCCAAATACGTCCTCGCATGAGACGTTAGCACAAGCTTTTTCAAATCCCAATGATAACAAATTTCAACACTCCAATCTCTATAACGAGAGTGTGTATGCTGGCGCCGGTCTGCCGTCAGATTATGGTTTGGGTACAAGAGAATCAAATTTAAAATCGGATTTTAATGCCGGCGTAACGGTAGAATTTTGGCTAAAGAAGCCCGCCTTTGGAAGCGCTCTGACAACAACCAAAGAAGTCGTCTTTGATATGTGGAATAGCGAAGCTTCCGCTAGCGCCGGCTACGGGCGTATGCGTGTAGAGTTGACTGGCTCCGGTGCCTCGCCATTCCTCATTACGACACTTTCCGGAACCGCTGGTATCTATCAGCAATCAATTGGTAGCGGGCTCACTCCGGCAAGCCTACAAAGTTTTGCGCATTATGCTTTTGCTTTTTATAATTCAGGTAGCTTCTTTGTCACGAAGCTATACGTTAATGGCGTGTTGAACGATACCAACACCGCTGCGGTTACGATAAACGAGTTAAATTCTAAAGGCATGGCCGGCCGGATAGGAGCCCTTATAACGGCTTCAGCCTCCCCAGCGGGGCCCATCGGTGCTCCGGGTTCGGGGAAATTTAGTGGTTCACTTGACGAGTTTCGCTTTTGGAAAGTGAGAAGAGACTCGGAACAGATCTCGACTTATTATAATTATCATGTTCGCGGTGGCGCCAATAGCGACTATAGCAATGCGACTTTGGGCGTCTATTACAAGTTCAATGAAGGCATAACGGGAGATTCCTCGATAGATAGCACCGCTCTTGATTATTCTGGTAGAATCAGTAACGGAACGTGGATAGGCTATGGGGCAAATTCGAGAACCACAGCATCTGCCATGGTGGAAGCCCTGGCTGCTCCGGCTGAATATCTCGATCCGATAATTTATTCTACCCATTCAAGTGTCAGTGCCCTTAAGACAACGCTGTTATCCAAAGGAATGGCCCATGATGGCAACAACAATAACTCTTTTGTTAGTCTTGTGCCGGCCTGGGTTCTTGAAGAAGAAGAGGAATCAACGAGCGACCTAAGAAAGCTTACGCACATTGCCGGCGCCTACTTCGATAAACTTTATCTTCAAATTCGTGCCATTCCGGATCTCAAAAGCACCAATTACACCACCGCATCAGCGAGCCCTATTCCCTTCGCCCAACATTTGCCGCAGTCTCTTGGGCTCTATATGCCTGAAATTTTTGTGGATTCAACGGTTATGGAGAGATTCCTTAACAGGAACAAAGACATAGATTTCGAAGGAGATCTAACAGAAACTAAAAACCTAATTTATTTAAATCTATATAATAGTCTGGCCGGGATCTTTAAGTCCAAGGGAACTGAACGATCCGTTCGAAACATCTTTAGGTGCTTTAATCTTGATGACAGGATCATCAAATTAAAAACATATTCAGATGGAAGAGGCTTTTACCTAAAAGATAATCTAGAACTTGTACTCAGAGCCAATACTTCTGTAAACCTAAATAAAAACGGGAACATGGCTGGTGTAGTCTATCAGAAAGCAGATGCATCCAATCCAGAAGCTCTCGGATATATCTCAGGCACATATGAGGCCGGCAAAGAGAGCCGATATGGCATGACGGTAGAAGCGAATATCATTTTCCCAGCTTTTAACGGAGACGACACGTCCCGGGATCGCAGATTCACCAACATTTCTCTCTTTGGCATGCATGAAGCCAATACTGCGTCTGCCGATGATACAACTTGGTTTCCGACAGACCGAGCTAATTTTCAGGTATCGGCTGTTAGAGACAGGCTGGCCTCAAAAAATGTTTACTTTAAGATTACTTCTTCGATCTCGCCCAACCCCTTCCCAGAGCTTACCAGCAGTCTTTTCTATGATGTTTATGATAATGAAAATTGGAATTTCTCTGTAAGACTTAAGCCTGACACATATCCCGTTGTTGATTTAGTAACTGGATCTTCGATTGGTTCTTATACTCTTGAATTTCGCGGCGTTAACGCAGTCAAAGATATCATTCAAAATAGCTTCTTGTTGACGGCTTCGATAGGGGAGGCAACGGGAAGAAAAGTTTTGAGGGCGGCCAAGAGGATTTATGGCGGCGCTAGAAGAACAAACATTACCGGATCCTTGAAAGACAAGAGCGATGTTCTTTTAACCAACATGAAGCACTGGGTCAGATACATAAGCGATAAAGACATAGATCAACATCTTTACGATATAGGTAATGCCGGCGTATCTGATTCTTTTAAGAATTTTTCGGCTCTTGACCCCGCCCTATCCTCTACAGATGCCACCAATTTAAACGCCCTTGCCTTGCATTGGAATTTCGACAATATTACGGGTTCTGATAGCAGTGGCGAATTTTATTATATCCGAGATCTTAGTTCGGGCTCCCAGGAACTTCGCGATAATTATGGCTGGGTGGGCGGCATTTCAGGCCACCAGTATACCGGCTATGGCTATGGCTTTAATACCGACTCTACTGGCGTAGTAAACAAGGAAAACATAAATTCTCTCAAGTTTATTGACCCCGAGAATCCAGTGTCTTCGACAATGATAGACATCTACGGAGATCAAGAAAAGGTATTTGGCACAAAAAATATCCCCGCAACCTTCTTTCACGCCGTAGAAAAAAGCATGTACGGCGCCATTTCCGAAGAGATGTTGCATTTTTTTGCCGGTGTAATCGACTTCAACAATGTTATTGGCGCGCCGGTTAATAGATACCGCGAACGCTATAAGGGGCTTGAAAAGCTCAGAGAGATCTTTTTCAGAAAGGTGACAACCGTTTCCAACGTGGAGAAATTTATAAATTATTACAGATGGCTGGATGACGCGATTGCGCAGGTTATCGCACAAGTCGTTCCGGCCTCCGCGAAATTTATTGAGAATTCTTATAACATTATTGAAAGCCACGTACTTGAAAGAAACAAATACAAGACACCATTTCCGACGATTGAGTTTTCCAGAAGGTCTTTGGAGGCTCCTGTCATGGGTGTTGGCGAAAAGACATACAATATTGGGACAGAACTCGAGACTCCTGCCGCCGATATTATAGGTGCTCCACCAGTGGCGCGTTCACGCGCCCAGCCCGGGAGCTTTCAGTCCTCCGGAGATGCGATCGTTGACGCCGCGCGCCGAACAATATTGAATAATATAAGTTTGGTCAATAATCAAAAAGATGTTACGCTCTCTAGTGTGGGTGGAATAACATATAATAGAAACGAAAATCTTCAAAAAATATTGTCAAAACCATATTTGCTTGAAATTACGAGGAAACAAAACTCCCCGGCTACCCTTAAGGGTGGAATTAATTTTGAAGATAACAAAAATATAGAGTTCACGAAAAATGCCCTATATCCGGCCGGCCCAGTGAATACAGACGGGGGGGTTTTTGTCCCCCTCAATGTGTTGGTTGCTTTTGCCGAAGACATAGAGCCCGTCAAAGAAGAGTATTATAATAACTTCCCGAACAAAAAAATTAAAAGATTTTTCAAGACACAACATGGAAGAGACTGGGATGGCGGTTATGGTCCCGCGAATGTAAAATCTTCTTTTGCTTTCCCGTTCAATGTTGTTAATTCTTCAGTTACTACCGGCTATTCTGGCAAGGTCGCCGCTAACGTGGTGAGCGGAATTGATATTGTAAATGTCCACAATGATGCTTACGGACCAGATATGGATACGCCGATGCAGGGCCCGTTCACTAGCTACGCTGTGGGCGGTTCTCAACACCGACATATCAAATTAAACTCTGGCAACGATAATTATACAAATCGCCCAGAAGCATGGAAAATACTTCTTGGTACCCTAACCGGCTCCGGTGGTAAGATTGGCGGCCTAGGCATGGCCGGCGCAGACTACCCATGGCCGGAAGCTAATGCCGTAGGAGTCGCCCCCTACCCCATGACTGCTTCTCAGAAAGCTGTTTTTTACCGGGATCACGTGGCTAAGCGCCCAGTGAACATCAGAAATATACTCCTGTCCACTGTCCCCCCGACTCTTGGGAACTATGCACATAATTACGAAATTGTACACAGCGTGGGAGGGTATTCGAACCCCCGGGGCTTTGTCGAGAGCCCGCCGGTACTTCCGATTCAGATTACTCAGGCGCCCGCCACGTCGCAGGGACGACTAATTCTTGACTCCCATCGGTCTGATAGCGGCCATTTTGAGTTTATTCCAGATTACAGCGTGGGCTACTTCACGGCCAGCACCAATAAATCTATTATTAGAAGCCGCTTTTCGGCGCCGGGCTCAGTCGAAGTGCTGGGTCACGGGTATGGCGACATACGTTCCAATGAGTACTCTGTATATAACGCCCTTAGCTACAGAAATCTAACGGTACGTAGGCCCTACCAAAATATTTCTGGTACAGTGTCGGAGGCTACAGGCTCCGGAACAGCCGGTATTAGAGTCTCTGACATACACGGTAACGACTTTGGCCTCGTAGCTCATCTACAACGCCATTCCGGAAGATTTGGCCGCGATTCTACCCTGGTAGCAAGCCCGGGCGCATCCATCAACGAATCACCGGCATTCAATAAAATTCAACGAAATCCTAGAAGTATGATTCGCCAAAACGCCGGCGGCACTTTTTACAGCGCTTCGCAGTTTGACAACTTCTTTGTTCAGCACCAAATCCCCCGCGCCGACCGTCAATACTCATGGATTACTAGCTCCCTTTCGCCCGAAGGGCACGGCGCCAATCTTAGATATTATGGTTTTGCGGCGCTACGAGGCCCCCAGGCCGGCTATTATTCAAGCTCCGCGACAGGCTATACAGCCTACTTTGACTTTGTGTCGGGAAGTTCTGTATTAGGTAAGGCCGGCACTGCTTCAATTTATCAGCCGACTTTAGATTTGAATATTTATGTTAGTGAGCCTGTCGATAGTGGCGGCGATAACAACCTCGGAGAAAATTTGGGGTCTGATGTGGGTGATTATTATAATACAGATTTGCTGGACAGGGCCGGCATAAACACCGCCGTCGATCTCAATACGCAGGCTGATTATTTCAACTTGCTGTTGTCGAAAAGGAAGGGTGTTTTTGGATATAGGGCCGCCCCCATAAATGGCCCGGTGGCTCATCCGATAATTAGAAAGCATAGAAAAGACAACACGCTTACTTTTGAAAATAACGGACTGAAAAGCTATACATTCACGCCGTTTACTGAGAGGGCTAGTCCCATATCGATGGGCATTAACGCCGGTCAGACAGACATTGTAATCAAAGCAACTTATGGTAATGAAAAAATATATTTTGGCAATGAAGAGTTAAATGACACCCTGCTTGTTAATCCTGAAGAAAGAACAGTTACCCCATTCGATCAAATAGTCAAGATCGTTAGAAACTCTAGCAAATACTCATTAAATTGGGCTCTTTATTCGGAAACACTTTTCCCATCCAGGTTAAACGAATTTTCGGCAATCTCTACTAAGAGAGATGGTTATGATAACCTTTTTTGGCGCACCTCCGCGCAGGGCCGATATGATCTTCATAAAGATAGCATTTTAATTAATTCATACGGGAGAGAGGTCAGCCAAAGTTCTTGGCCGCTCGATGAGCCGATAGACTTTCTAACAAGAACCACCGTGCCGGTAATAGTCCCCGGCAGCCCGCATAACGAATTAATTCGCTCAAACTCGGCGGGGGAATTACAGAACGGCTATATGCAAGTTTTAAGCGGTAGTGCAGTGAACGCTGACCGAAATGCCAGTACCACAACAGCCGCGCTCTATGCTAGAAAGCATATGCTCGGCGGCCCCAAAACTGTGGCATCACCCGCAGGGCCTGATATTCCAGAAACCGGCTCTTATAGCGGCGACGGGTTCTTTGGTAATGTCATAGATATTGGCGCCGGCGCCGCCGCATGGGAGGCTGCAGCGCAAGCCGGCCTTGTTATCAAAACCGGCTCCTCATTTGTGTTTCAATCAGCCTCATCAGAACCATGGTTTGATACCTATGATGATTTCAGGAGCGAACTAAAGAGAGTAACTCGCGGATATGCGGTAGTGCCAGAATTTAGAATTAGCCAACACGTTGAGGATTATGAGAGGTATGGCCTGAAGGGCGGCAGGGTACTTGATACTTTTGAAATTGTCGGCACAGATGCGAATAGCACTACAGGCTCCTTTTATAAAGATTATTCGAATTCAGATTTTATGAGAGAATTTTTAAATATAAAGAAAAAAAGCGATTTACGCGGCGCCGAAATAAGATTAGTTTGCAGTGCGTCAATACGATTTAACCCGTATAAGGGTTTTTATCCGGCCCAGCGCACTATAGATTTGGTTGAGAAGTTTAGAGACTCTTACTCAAGTCTGATAATGGCCGAAAACAGCAATGGAGATGTGGTTAATGATCCGCCCGGGCTGAGTCGCCCGCTGGCACAAGCCTTGTTTGCGCCCGGGCTGTTATATAATACGATTAAATCTGGCATTGCGGTAGATTATCCGATCGTAACATCCCCAACCAAATTCAAAAAAGAAGAATTTTATGTAAGTGCAGCTTCCGCCGGGTCAAAGAGGAACGCCTGGATGATAACGGCCACCAGTTCTGTAGATGCTCAGGGCGGGTACGCCGGCGGCGAATTCTGGGACTTTCGGGTACCGTTCGAAACTCTAATTAAACCAGAACACCACATAAATAATGTCAAGTTTTTTGATTGCGAGCCACACCCGTCAGCCACCCTTGACGGTGCGACAGCCTCGCTAAACGGCATAGGTAGCGATGAAATTTATTCGAAGATGGCTTCAAATTTCTTTGCCGAGATCGCCAACTTCTTTTTGAGTGATGGTGAGTATACAACGTTGAAATCCGCGATTGTAACGGATGGCCTGAGATTTGAAACGGGCTCGGTTTACGGCGGCCGTCTAAAGTTTCGGAGATCCGCCGGCGGGAATAGAGTCTACACATATGAATCGGGCGCCTCTGGTGATAATTTGGCTTACGGCACGTACGGCGCAAAATACTATAACACGGCTTCAAGTGCCTTCGAAAGTGGGGAGTTCCCACTGCCGCAAGATCCGAGACAGGCTCCAAAAAGCGTTTTTAAGGAAAATTTCACAATGTATAGCCGCCCAACAGCATTTGGGCCGGCCATTAGCGGGCGCCCAACAGCGGCCAGTGCTAGCAATAGTTTTGTGACTGGCAGTTGCCCTCTGGACAGCCTATCCGGCTTTAACTGGGCCTATACGCCGCCCTACTACAACGGAGAAGCTTGGGTAGATTTCGTGTTTGCCCCGACTGCCGGTACTGCATACGATTTAGAAAGAATACTATCGGAAATTAAAACTGAATATTGGAGGGTTGATCCTGGTGTGGCGACCCCTCCGGGTAGCGTTCCCACCGATAGCAATTCTCAATTTGTCAACACACAGCTTATAGCGACGTATAGTAGAAATTCTGGAACTCTAGACTATGGTACAAATATACTTGAAAATCTAATTTACGAAGGGAAAAATATAAACCAAAATGCCATGCAGGCAAAGGCGAGCATTAATTTATTTGGAATTGAAAGAGTTCGCCGCTCGCGCCGCGATCGTTTCGGAAATGAAATCCTATCAGAGAATGAGTCTGTTGGTCAGAGGTGGGTCATACAGCCCAAGTTTGAAACTCCGATGCTAAATTTCAATGATTCTGGCGCCCACCCGATCAGCAGTGCCTCGTCCACGCTCACACTTCCTACTGGCTATGGATCCGGCTCTGTACCGCGAGGAATGTGGCACCAATTCGGCATTATTGAACCGGACCCGGGGAAGGGTGTTTTTGTGGAGATTGGGGAAATCCCGAACGATTGGCTGAAATATCACTATAGTGTGCTCCGCTCCCCCAGTATATATAACCTGCAAAACACCTCCGGAGGCGATGCCGTCCACCAGACGATGAAGCCACTCACTGATATCGTCAAATTTGAGGGAGGCAACTCCAGAAAGAAGCTCGGCAAGCTTGCTGATAGCATGACCATTAGGGAGGCAATAGTGGCGATTCCCTATAAGATGTCTGTTGGTGGAGAAGACTCCAGTAACCAGAATTTAAATTCCCAGAGAAAAATGTTTTTCGGCATAGATCGTAATATTATTGATGCCAGTCTTTCTACGAAGATCGATAGCCGAAAGGGTGATTCCTTAAGTTACGCCGGCGCCTCGATTAGAAAGCTTATAAGGAAGATGAAAAAATACGTGCTACCTCCACAGTTCGATTTTATTAACAGACAAGAAATTGATCCGATGGCAATGTATATTTTTGAATTTAAATATACGTTTGATAGGGATGACTTGAGTTATATATGGCAAAATGTTGCCCCGAGAAATTATAAAAAAATTACAAAAACGTCTCAATCTATAACGCATTTACTTGACGACAACCAACTTCTAACAGAAGAAGACGTGTTGGGTGACGATACACGATGGATGGTTTTTAAGGTAAAGCAGCGCTCCCAAGCTCAATATAGAGACAAGATTTTCCCGCAGGCCGGCGGCTCGTCGCGACCCAAGGATATTTTTGACTCCCGCAAGGTGCAAGAGAATTACCCGGTTGAGTTTAATTGGCCGTACGATTACGTATCTTTTGTAGAATCAGTTAAATTTGAGGCCGAAATTCTATATAAAGAGGATAGAAAGAAAGACTCCCGGCGTGAAGGTGAGGATCGCCCCGCTCGCCCTCGCCCGGAAGAGAGAGAATAATGGCCAAATTTTTAAACAAAAAAGAGCAAGTTTACGACATAGAGCTTACAACCTATGGCCGCCATCTGTTGTCTAAGGGAACTTTTAAGCCGGTCTATTACGCATTTTATGATAACAATATCATTTATGATAAAAAATATACAAACAGTGCCTCGGCCGAGAACCAAAGTATAATACATAATAGAATTAAGAATGATACGCAGTATATCGAAAGTCTGACTCTATTTCGCGATCTGGATGAGACTCTAAATGGCTTTCGCGGGGGAACGGCCGGAACCTATGATCAGCCTCGAGAAATCGACAGAGCATCTTTACCCGAGTCGGACATCTTTAAGATAGATGGCTCCATAAGCGATGTGAACTCCGGCGCCGAGATAGATAGGGCGCCGGCATGGAAGGTTGTCTCAATTCAAAGTAGAATCGTTTCAACACAAAACAGAGATAGTGCCAACAATTCTCTAATTCCACAAATAAACATTGAATCGACATATGTGAAAAGAATAAAGAATAACACTTTGGATTTTGATCCTACCTCCTTTCGAAGAGTTGGAGATAAAACAGCAGTATTCAGCGATGGCAAGGTTATACAAATAGAACATCAAGATCCGTTTTATTACGTCGAAGAACTTAACACGATTTTGCTAACAGAAAATTTTGAAATTGAGGTATACGAAATACTTGATGTTTCTGGGGACAACACGCCCCAACAGTTAAACAGAAAATATTTCAGGAGAAATTCGCCGCAGGTTCAAAATGGTTTTTTAGTTTCAGAAACGCCGGATAGATTATCAGATACAGAACTATCTGCAGACAGTGTGGAGTATTATTTTGACGTTCTTACAGATCGAAATTCCGATCGAAAAATAGCATGCCGCGCCACCACCGACTTCAGCAAAGAGTCTTATTATATCGATCTAGATTTCGATTGCCGGGATAAAAGAGGTGATAGTTTATTTTATGATATTTACGGTACAGTGACGGAGCCAGAAATATGTCAGACCTGATTTTTAATGGCGATATTATAATAAACACGGGCGAGTTCCTTCCAGCGCCGTACATAGATAAAATATCAATTCTGGGAAGCAGTGAGGACACGGAAAATTCTTCCTTAATGTTTGATATCTCTCTCTTATTCCAAGAAAACGATGAGACGCTGGTTGTTGGCTCCGGTGGAATCACCACACAATCTGCAGCCCAAAGAGAATTTTACGGCTCTCTTCATT